GATCTACACTCTTTCCCTACACGACGCTCTTCCGATCTTAGATGTCCCAGGTGTCCTGGCCGTTACCGAGCGGCACGTCCCTGAAGGACTGCTGGTAGCCGAGGTCGAAGTTGTCCAGGGCCACCGTCACGTTGAACGCGTCGCTCGTGAGCTTCGCGAAGTCCGTCGACACGGACGCGAGGGCCTGAATCTTCTTGAGCGCCTGTATCTGCTTGACCAGCACGACCTTGGGCTCCACGAGAAAGGCCTGAAGCGCCGCGCGGCACTTCGCCATCGCCTTCGCGTCGCCGTTGTCGAGGCCCGTCTTGAGCACGTCGAAGAAGCGCTCGTCGGAGCTCGCCAAGTACTTAGTCTTTGCCATCTGTCTCTCCTGTGTGTTGATAGAGTCGACTAGCCCGACGTCGGACTAGAGGTCCTCGTTGTAGCGCGTGCCGTCGAAGTTCATGAGTACGGTCGTGGCGTTTGCGGTCGCGTCGCGCTTCGCCCACCCGCAGAAGTAGTACGAAGAACCGTGCAACGTGCTACCGGGCGTCTTCGACACCTTCTTGGTCGCGACGATGTAGTACAGTCGATCGCCCGCACTGATTGACTGACCCGTGCCCGTCGCCTTCTGCGCCTCGACCTGCCTGCACCTGTAGATGAAGGCGATCTCCTCGCCCGTCTCCTCCAAGTCCTTGGCATAGAAACCAAAGACGTCCTGGACGACGGCGGCGTCGCCCTTCACGACACCCGTGGTCCCCTCAACGTCCTCGAGTTCGTCGTATATGGAGACCTCTTTTGCCTCGAAAGTCATTGCTTACCTCCGATCGCGCTCGATCGATCGTTAAATGATCGCGTCTTCTTTTAGCAGCTCGTTGTCCTTGACCTTGTTGAAGTCGGTCCCGTCCTTCGAGTCGCCCTCGCTCGCGCCTCTCTGCGCGGGAAGTTCGTCCACTACGCCAAACGTTTTTGCTGCGACTTTATAACTCTCGAGGCTCGCGTCGATGATCCTCTTGAGCGCCTCGTCGGACGCATCCTCGAGTTTGGCGGGGAATGCGTTCTTCGCGTACTCCCTCTGCCGCGGAGTGAGTGTCAGGGTAGTGAGCACCTTCTCGAAGCGCTCCTTGGCCGTCGAGGTCTGCAGCGCCTTCGCCGTCTCCTCTTGGGCCTTCGTGAGTGAAGCGAGGGCGTCCTTCGCCTTTTTGAGCTCCGCCGTCGTAGCCTCTGACGCCTCGAAGACGCCCCTGAACTCGGGGTCCTTCTTCAGGTCGTCGACCTTGAACACCTGAGACGGTAAGAGGCGCCTGCGCTCGAACTCCCTCTGCAAGTCAGACCAAGCCACCGTGGTCAAGTCTATGTCACTCATTGCCCTCACCCCTCTCCTCTTCAGCTTGCCGTCGGCGCCGACGGCGCCTACTACCTTTATGGAGTCCAGCGCCTGCACCATGGCCAGGCGCTTCGCCCCAGAGAATGCTGGCTCATCGTGCGCCGAGTCGCTCAGCGCAATGCCCGTTATCGCGTGCAACTTATCCGCGATCCACTGACCCGCCTCCTCCAAGAAGGACCACTCTCCCTCTTGCGAGCAGATGTCGAGGTTGACTACCTTCGCTCGATCGGGAAAGTAGCCTACCACGACGTGGTTCAACACACCGTCGATCTCCATGTCGGCGCTCGCTACGACCTCGCCGAGGGCCTCGCGCCCCTCCGTCGAGTTATCCTCGTTGTGTCCGAGAAAGAACTTGACGCCGCGCAGCACGGTCTGCTTGATCGACTGCACCGCCGCGCGAGGCCAGCTGATCGGCCTCGCCGTGTCGCCGAGGATCGTCGGCGTGCTCTTGCCCTCGTGGCAGATCGAGTACGCCTGGAAGAACGGGTGCGCGTCGCGGCGCTTGATCTCTGCAAGCGCGTCCGCGGGCACGAGCGACAGGATGCGCTCCGCGGAGAGGCCTTGCACGCGCGCGAGGCGCAGGTCGACGAAGGCCTGGACGCGCTTCTCGCCCATCGCCTGCGCCTGTATGGGTAAACGCTTCTCGACGCTCATTGTTACCTCTTCGGCGTCACGGGCTTCTTCGCCGCGGCCACAAACGCCTCGGTCGTGGCTTGCATCGACTCTGCCGTCTCGACCTTGTCCTCGCGCACGAGGTTGTGCGTCGATATGAGCCCCTTGCCGCTCTTCCTTACGAAGCCCTGCCCTTCTCTCTCGTCGGCCATGCTATTCCTCCTCGCCCGTATCGCCCGTGTCGCCCGTATCGCCCGTGTCGCCCGCCTCCTGTAACTTCTTTATCTGCTCGTCCATCGCGGCGTTCTGCATCGGGCTGCTCTTCGCCGCCTCTGCGCTCTCCTCGTCGATGAGTCGCTGCTCCTCCTCGGGGTCGATGCCCGGAAGCATGTTCATGAAGGTGAAGCGCGACACATACTTGCCCTCGACTATCGGCATCCATACGTCGATCATCTGCTGCAACGAGGCGAGCGACACGAGTGGCAAGCGCACGTCGACCTCGCCCTTCAGGATGGCGGGATCATCGGCGAGCACGCAAGCCTTCTCGATCAGCTCCCTAAGTCCCTCCGTCCAGATGAGGCGCTCCTTCTTGGTGGCGGCCGAGACGACCTCGAGCATGTTCTCCGCGGTCGCCCTGTTGCTCATGAGTTCGGGCCACGCCATCCAGTGTATAGGAACGCCCGTCATGCTCGCCACGTAGCGCAGCGACGCGAGGTGGTCCTTTATCAGGGCGTCCGCCGCGCCGCCGCTCGGCTCTATGAGGCCCATCTTCGCTGGACCGGCGTATCCGTTGCCTATCTCGAATGACTGACTGGAGAGGTCCTTGTTTATCGCGGCGGCCTCGCTGGCCGTCTCGGTCTCCCAGTATGGAAACACCTTCCCAAATACGTGCGCGTTCTTTCTGAGGTCGTACGTCGCGCGCGAGGCGTTCTCCACCTGGGTGAGCACCTTGCAGAGCCTACTCGACGTCTCGTCCTTCATGTAGTCAGAGCCGGCGAGGCGCATATATACGAGCTTGTCAAGCGAGAGCGTCTGCTCCTCTTGCTGGACGCTGTCCTTGCCCTTGGGCCTGTACTTAATCGAGAGCAGCTCCTCGTAGTCCTTCGCGTCGCGCTCGACCCTGTACTTGTTTATGTACCACGAGAAGAGTCGCGCCTTGACGCCGGAGTCGCGCTCTTCATCCTTGATCGCCGACTTCGCGAGGATGAAGAGTGCCTTACCCTCGAGCTCGCCCATGAGCACGCCCGCTATCAGACGCGATCCGTCGAGCTTATTCTCGCGCAAGAACTTCCGCACAAACTCCTCTTTCTTCTTATTCTTGCACGCGAATGACACGCCCTCGCCCGCTATGAAGGCCACGCGCGTGTCGGCCACCGAGCCGAAGAGTTCACCGCCGTAACTGCACCTCGCGTCATACATCTCGTATGCGGCCTTGACCTGCGACTCATAGTTCGTGTAGTTGCTCTTGTCAGACTGCTCGTTCGCCACGAGGTGGCGCGTCACATACGTGCTCGTGATGTCGCGATCGCCCTCCTCCAGGGCGCGTATCTTGACGGTCATGGCCGCTATCTGTCGGCGATTGCGCGCGGGCTGGCGCTGCATCTGCAGGAGTTGTCGCCTGTATTCGCCGAGCACCAACTGCATGGCCTGCTGATAGTCGTCCATTAGAGCACCTTTCTCTTTATGAAGTAGCCAGAGCCCGCGACGTCGCCAACGAGGTCGTCTACCGCGTATCGCGTGGCCGCTATGGTGTCGTCGTCCAGCTCGACGAACTCCTTGTCGAGCACCGTCCCGTCCTTTAGCGTCCTGTACTTGAAGCGCGGAAACTCCCTCGCCGCATTCGGACACCTCGTGGCGTGAATGTGTATCTTGGGTAAGTCCCTCAGGTAATGCACACCGCGATAGAGCGACCCAGGATACTTCGTCGTACCCATGCAGTACCTGAAACCCGAGTCGACCCACTCCACTATCTTGTCGGGCTCCGCAGAATCAGCCTTTATCGTGTAGTCCATCGGGAGCTCGCGCTCCTTAACTGCCAGGATGAAGTCGCGATTCAACTGGTGCTTTGCGTAGTCTTCGCGCCATATGTACAGTTCGCCGTCTCTGTACCCGACGCCCACGAGTGCGTTCGCGTGATTGAAGCCAAAGTCCATGCCGAAGCGCCTGTTCTCGAAGTCATCTTCCACGAAGTCGAAGTCCTCTATCACGAGGTTATGGAAGACGGTGGCCGACGAGCGCGAGCCCCACTCGTTGAGCACGTACACGCGATAATAGTGGTCGTCTATGTCCTTCAGCTCCTCGAGGTGCTTCTTGTAAGCCTCGTCGAGGAACTGGTTGTCTGCGTACGTTGTCTCAAGTATGAAGCCATCTTCGGCCTTAAGTGGCCGATCAAAGAAGTACTTCTTTATCCATAGGTCGATGTCTATGGGATTGAGTGACAGCATTATGTGCTTCGGTACCTTGCCCTCACCCCTGAGCCTGAGGTCGAGCTGCACGAAGTCCTCTTGCGTCACCTCGCTCGCCTCCTCCACCCATATGGCCGCGAGGTCGCCCGTGTCGAACGTCACTGACTTACGCTTCTCGACGTCGTCGAGTCCGAAGAACAGGCACTTGTTTCCGGTCGCCTTGCACGTAACCTCCATCGGGCTCACCGTCACGTTGAACAGGCCCTCGAGGCCCCATGCCCTGATGCCCTTCTTTATCTCGGCGAACGTTGAGTTGCGCGAGTCGACGCCGACCTTTCTGAGCGCCATGACGTTGTAACCCGGGGCAGCGATCATGTTGTACACGATCTTCTGCCCGCCGATGAAGACGCTCTTACCTGCTCCCGCCCCACCCTTGAGCACCTGATAGCGGCGATAGTCGGTGAGGTACGGCAGATATACCGGGTTCATGTACGTGTCTACCACGCTTAGGTCCACCGTCACGACCGCCACGACGCCTCCTTATAGATCAGCGCAGCTAATGGTATGACCATATACCATTTATACTCGCTGAAAAGGTATGACCTTATACTCAACCTTGGCGTCCACCTCGACGCGCTCTTTGAACTTCTCGGGTATCAATATGCGACCAAGCTCCTTGATCGCGCTCAAACGCACGCCGCTCTTCTCGCCGACGTCTTCGACGATGTTTGTCAAGTGCGCTATCATGCCCTCGAAGCGCCTCGCCCGACTGATCGTCATGAGCGCCTGCAATTCCTCGTCAGAGCGAAGTCTGTCGCGCACGTCTTCGCTCATGGGCACCAGGTGTAGTGCGGTCTCTAAGTCGAGCGTCCTCTCGTAGTATTGATACACGAGTTCGAGGCGCTCGGCGTAAGACTCTCGCTCGCGCACATCGTCAGCATCCCCCGTCGTGATTAGCTCGCGCTTCGCTACCATCTTCTTGGCGTCCCTCGGCGTATGACTCTCTCATATTATTCAAGATTGTATCTCAATAGGGGTCGACTCGTCAACAGACGAGAGCCTAATTAATCATGAAATAATATATATCATGATTCATATATGATCGTCTAACAGGTGTTTTGATTCTCCCTGCCGGCGCCTCTATAATAGAAGACTTCTGAGGGAGGCGTCTATCTATATATATCACAATGAATTAGACGACCACTGTCACCTGTGTCTCACCACTGTCACCCGTCTATTTCTATATATCATATAGAATTAGATGCACCCAAGACACAGGTGACACTAGTGACAGTCCGTACGTTTTCACCACTAGTATACATTGTATACTAGTGAAAAAAAAAGTGCTGTCACCTGTGTCACCTGTGTCTTGGAATCGATCTAATTCATTATATCATATAGAATTATGTGGGTGACAGCCCGGTGACAGTGGTCTATATTGGGTGTCACCTGCGTCTAATTCTATATATCATATAGAATTATGTGCAACTTAGCTCGTGCGCAGACCAGAAAAGGCCTGATTTTGGGCCACTGCGCAGAGTAAAATAAAAAATTTTTCTATTCATTGTGCCGTATAGACTTAGGTGCCGGCCCGATTTGACGCCGCGCCTCTTTTGGTCTATATTCTAATCATAGAGAATGAAGTGAGGATGAATAAAGGAGATTCATCCTGATCTTTGAAAAAGAAAACCGAGGCGAGAATTGAGGATGGATGGTCGCAGACCGGAGTCCAAGAGGTTCAACCTGACGGGTAGCAGATCGAGATTCTCTCTATGATTGAGCTCCCTCACCAAGGAGCACACAATGACAGAGATCAAGAAGATTAATGGAAGACTCACCAAGCGCGAGATTCTCAGGAGAATCTATGGTAGGGCAATATCAGAGGCTACCTCTGATGTGTACAACAAGAAGTACGTGGCCCGCCGGGTGGGCGTGAGCGTTGAGAGGTGCGAGCAGATGCTCCGGTGGATGTCCGCGAACATGAACCTTGGCGTCGAGGTGGAGGCAAGCAACTTTGTCTTCATTCGATAGGCGCATGGAGGTCGAATCGCTCAAGGCCTCGGTGACTCGGTTACTATTGAAGATGTCCGACGAAATGTTGCTGAGTGGTGCGACCCTTGACGACCTGGTGGCCGCGAGGGAGCACGTCGACATGGCCTCTGAATTACTTCAGAGGCGCAGATAAGCCCAGACCCCCTCGGAGGTCAGGGCCTATCAAGATCAAAAATCGAGGGAGCTCTATCATAGAGAGAATCAATCAAGGAGTGGTCCACCTGGCGCGACCTTCAACCAACACTTTTAGGTCGGGTCAAACGGACACGCAAAACACAGAAGGAGCCACAAGATGGCAGACCAGAAGAAAGCTGAACCCGCGAAGGCGCAGGCCGCCGAGGCCAAGAAGGTCGACCCCGAGAGGGCGAAGGCCGCCGAGGCCAAGAAGAAGGCTCGGGCGGCCGCGAGGGCGAGGGTGGTCGAGTACATCTCGCAGTTCGACCTCACGAAGCCCGAAGAGAAGCAGCTGGTGGACGACATCAGGTCGTTCATCGGCGGTGGCGCCCAGAGGGTCGCTAGGGTCGCGACGAAGTCGGTCAACTCAGCCCTCAGGGACGCGCTCATCGCGGCCGGAGACAAGGGTCTCAGCGAGATGGACGTCTTCAAGCAGTTCAAGATCGGTCGGCCCGAGATGGTGACGAAGATTCGCATCCTCGTCCTCTGTCCGAACCCCGACGATCGCGTCTGGGCGAGGTTCGACGAGGCGAAGGAATCGTACTTCGTCGTCGGAAAGGGAGCCAATCCCCCGAAGGGGTGGGACGGCTACGTTCCCGGCGCGAAGGAGACCCTCTAGTCTTCGATCGATCGAGTCGACTCAATCGGGGCCTCCCCCTCAAGGGAGGCCCCTTCTTTTGAGAGAGAGAGGTCAATCATGGCCATAGTGACGCTCGAGTGCGCGAGGCTCCACGAGCCGACCTTCTTGGTCTGGCTCCACGAGCACCGCGTCTCGTACGAGTTCAGTCTGAACACGAGCGACCCTGGGTCGATCTTTCCCGTCGCGACGTTTCACGGCGAGGTGAGCGACCTGAGGGCGATGATCGGCGCGTTCTGGCTGAACGAGGAGTTAAAGAAGTCAATAGAGTACTGAGAGTGGGCCTCCCGATCGGGAGGCCTTTTTTTTGCCCTCGCGGGCGCCGATAGGTATGACCACTCGACGCGGCTAAATGGTATATGGTCATACCATTAGCTGCGCTGGCCTCGTAACAAGGAAATCTATATATTAAATCTCATATATATGAATAAAAAAATCTTAAAATAATGTTGTACAAGTCTCTATTATATGATATAATCAATATATGTCGAGGTCGTTAGGCTCGCGCAACTGGGACTATGATCTTAGGAAGCAGATGGGAGCAGAGTACGTCGCGCTGCGTGAGGCGAATAAGGCGGCGCGAGCGAGGATGCGCGTGGCTAAGCAAGCCCAGAGGCGCCGCCTGCGCGCCGATAAAGAGTATTGCATCTATGTCGTTAGGAACACTTACAACGGTAGGCGCTACGTGGGTCAGACGAGCGACTTTAAGCACCGCGTCGCCGGCGCGTTTAGTGCGGCATCTTGTGGCGCGCACCCAAGTAAGTTCTTTCAGGCAGACTTCGATGCCGTAGGCAGGAAGGGCTTCGAGTGCGATGTACTGTTGCGCTGCCCCGAGGAGTGGCTCGCAGAGTTCGAGAAGGACGTTATTCAGCGCATGCAACCGGAGTATAACGTAGTTAAGTATCGATATGGGAGGCGTAGCGAGGCATGACGCGAATCGAGCACCTCGGTGGCTTGATCCACGAGCTGGCGCGGGCTAACGTACTCGGGGTCGTCGGCGACGACGAGGCCCTATATCGCGCGGAGCGCCTGCTCTACCGGTACCTGGCCGGTCTGAACCTCGACGTCGAGGTCGACGACGCCTTCGCGCCTTGGCTGGCCGGGTGGGAGGCGGCCGGGCAGGAAGAGAAGTCTGACCGGGTCAGGGTGGCGAGGGAGCGGAGCGTCAAGACCGACTACGCCCGCGACCCGCACCTCCCGGCCCCCGTTCAGCCCGAGGGGGTCGTCGCGGAGCCGGTCGTCGCGGGTCGATCGATCATGAGAGAACCTCCCGCAGGGGTGTCAGGCGCGATCGCGCCGCTCGGCCTGAATCGGTTCACGGTGTACAAGGCCGGACTGAGCGTGGTGTACGTAGAGGACGCCGTGCTGAGTGAGCACCACGTCCCCGAGGCCCACTGGGGGGAGTACCTTCGACTGCGGCGATCTTCGCCACGCCGAGTGGTGCTGTACGACAGGTTGCAAGATGCCCGCCTCGTCCTAGCGAGGGAGCACAAGGTGCGGATATGAGGAGGAATATTGTGAGGAAGCACAATTTGTGGAAGAGGGCGCGGCAGTTCTTCTCGCGCCTCGCGGGTCGGATCGAGCGCCTCGTCGGCGGTGACTGGCTCGACTGGTACACGAGGGTCTTCTGATGCCGAGGCAGTACGAGAGCCCCGAGAGTCAGGAGGCGTCGCGGTCTAACCCGATGGTGCGCCTCGCGGAGGGTGTGTACCTCGAGGTCGGCCCGTTTCGCGACGAGCCTTGGATGACGATCCGCCGGTGGTTCAGGCAGGAGGATGGCCTCTGGTGTCGCGGGAAGAACGGCATCAGCTTGCCACTCGACGCCGCGATGGAGGTGCTCGCCGCGCTCGCCAATGAGTCGACATCGCGCTTCGTGATCGAGCGCGCGAAGAGGGTCGAAGAGCAACTGGAGTTGGAGGCGCGGCGTGACCCTACCCGCTAAGCGTCCCGTGGCCTCGCGCCCGGCGCCTATGCCCGGCGCGAGCGAGCTGCCCGGCGGCCTGCGCATGACCGCGAGGATCGACCACCGCACGGGTCGCGCAGTCGTCCTGTTCCTGTGCGAGCGACACGAGGCCCTCTTTAGGGCTCCTCGCGGCGTCGGGCCCGACTGGCGACCGCGCTGCCCGATGTGCGATAAGAAGAAGGAGGCTAAGTAACATGGCGCTGTACGACTACGAGAAGTCTAAGGAGATCGACGCCCTGCGGCCGTCGTTCGCCGCTATCATCATGGCCGCGGCGCGGAAGGCAGACTCTGACAACTCCGTCCGCCTGCAACTGGCGTGGCCCGACCTGTGCGAGGAGCTGCAGGCGCGCTACAACGCCCCGGGCGGACTCTTACCCGGAGAGGGCGAGGTCAGGCGTGGCTAGTTATAAGCTCGTCATACCGTCGCGCAACAGGGCCTTGTGGCTCGAGGCTCACTCACGAAGGACGACGCTCCCGCAGGTAGCGCACCTAGCACCTGAGTTTGCCGTGAGGGACGACGATCCGCAGCTATCAGACTACTACAACTATTGCGCGGCCTGCGACATTGAGCCGCGGGTGTACCCGGGCGAGGACATCTTTGGCGCCGCGCAGACGTACGATCGCATCATAGACGAGGCGATCCGCGAGGGGTGTGAGCGACTGATCGTGCTCGACGACGACCTGACGCTCGCGATGGCTAACCCGATCCTGGGCGCCTCGCCGATGTTTCGCCTGACGCGACCGAGCGAGACCGCGACCCTAATGGCTCACGCGGCGAGTCTGGCGCGCGCCGAGGTGCCGCTCATGAGCTTCACGCCCATCATGGCGCGCAGTCAGCCCGGCCTCGTGAGCTACTGCAAGCCCGTCATGATGGCCTACGTCTTCTACTTGCCTCACTTCGCGGCGCACCCCGAGCACCGCTTCTGGTGCGGGCGCCAGATCGAGGCGCGGTGCGACCTGAACCTCTCGCTGAGGTTGCTCACGGAGGGCTACCTGACGGCGTTCTACTGCGGAATGTTCATACCCGACAACGTGAATAACCCGGGCGGCTGCTCAACGTACAGAGACATAGATTGCGAGCGCAGGTCGGTGGCGTACCTGAAGGCGCACTACCCGCAGTACGTCAGGACGCACAAGAAGCGCGGCTGGGTGGGCGACCCTAACATCGCGCGCGAGGCACCCGTTGTGAGCTGGAAGCGGGCCTTTGATAGCTTGGCGTTCAGTCACAACTTCAAGGAGTCCGCCGCAGACTTCATGGAGAAGCACCTCGCGACGTATGGGCGGGTATACGCGGCGTACGTAAAGGAGATAAGGGATGGCAAGACTTAGGCCCAAGGAGCTGGCCATCGAGATCAACGGCGCGCTGTACCTCACTGTGGCAAACTTCGCGCTCGTCACCAATAGGTCGCAGATAAACGCGCGACACCTGATCTCGGTGGGCAACAAGGTGAGGAAGCTCAAGACGATGTACCTCGGCGGGAAGCCGTTCGTGCCGTTCTCTGAGCTCACGGAGTTTCCGTTCACCGAGGCGGGTCGCGGGCAGGGCGTCTACCACTACGACGAGGAGGGGCGGGTCGTGGAGTCAGAGGAGGCCGCGAGGTGACTGTGTCAGAGGCCCTCGACCGGGCGAACGAGTTGCGCCTGACGTCGGAGGAGTACAAGCGGGAACTCTTTGGCCGCGACCTCGCGCTCGTGACGCTGGCGGAGGCTTACTTGGCTGTGCGTGACTCCTACGTGGCTTGCCATAGGGAGTTGGACAAGCTGCGCGCACGGCTGAATGAGGTAGGTTAAGCATGGATGAGCCGCAGAGCGAGGTGGAAGC